CCATTACTGGAAGAATTCCATTAACAAACTCACTGCATTTATTAGCATCAGTAGCTAATTCCATGTATAGTTCAACAAATGCTTCTGTTTCTTCAAATTTCTTAGATAATGGAATTCCATTAGCATCTACTTTAATGAAACGTTTACCATCTGCTGACTTCTCGCCATAAGAATTTAAGATGAATACTTTAATAACTCCAATAAGTTCTTTTAAATTCTCAGATTTTGCAATCTTTTCAATAAAATTAGCATAGCCACCTTCTACACTTGCTTCCATTTCTGTTACTTCAACTTTGTTTAGATTGAAATAGAAGTCTTCTGCTCTTTGCACACCGTTATAATCTGTATAAGTAATAGTTTTTTTTAACATATAGTTCACTCCTTTATAAAAAATGAAAAGACCCCGAACATTAAACGAGGTCTTTATAGTTAGCTTTTATTAAGCTGCTTTCAAGATTGAAATGATTTCTTCAGGCATTGGTAATCTAGATTCTTTAGCTGCACCCTCAGATCCTGGGTCATTAGTTCCGTAAAGAATATCTTCGATTTTTTTTAATTTGTCAGGTTTAACTTTAGTTGAGTCAATTTCCAAGTGAGATGTAGGTTTGAATCCTTCAACATTTACTGGAGTAGTTGTACATTCCCAACTAAATTCGATAGCTTCTGGACTATCATTGATTGTTGAATATCCTTTTTCAGATGGAGAAGCTTTTGCACCATAAACTAAGTGTAATTTATAACCATAATCTTCGCCTTTTGTATCGTTACCTAATACAGTTCTGTAAGACAAACCGAAAGCTTTTCTAGCTTGTTGTCCAACAAATACTCCACTGCCAGCAACAACTTCTTTTGTACCATCACATTCAGCAAATTCATCAGGATATGTGTATGCACTAATTGTGCATCCAAATTCTTCATTTGAATATAACTCTAAGTATTTGCTATCATTTGCATATAATGCAGTTGCTTCTGCTCCAGATGGGCTTTCAGTAACAGAACGTAATCCGTTCCAAGCTACACCTTTTGGATATGCTCCTGTCTCATCTTGAACAAATAACACACCCATCTTGGTACCAGTTTCATAGACTCTTTCACCAGTCTGGTCCCACACTAATCTTTTTCCTTGAGCCATTATGTTTTCCTCCTATTTAATAGTAAATTTTGAACACTGTATGATGAAGATTATCTGACACGAACTTTCTAGAGAATCGACAAAGGGGGAAATGCGCGATTCTATCTGGAATTTCACTATCAGGGTCCTTATCAATAACAGTAACATCGTAGGCATGCCGCATTAGATAAATACTATCGTTGGCATGTCTTGTATCAATGTCACTTAGAGAGTAGACAATAGCCGGATACTTCATTTGTATGTTTTTTGGTGGTTGGAAATATACATTTCTACTTCCTAACGCTTCCACTAATTTGTTATGTATTTTTAGTCTATTGCTACTCATTGTACATTCCTCCAAGTGACAAAACTAAACGTGGGAATTGGACAGAAATGTTTTCCACTTTCCATTTAACTCCCATGTAAGTTACGTATTTCATGGCAAAATAATGTTCATTCGCAAATGGATCAGACACAATACTAATCTCATCGCTAACATTAACATTGTCATTAATACTGGCTCCATTTGTAGTTCGTATGCGTCTTGAATTTACTTCTCCATAATAAAAACGGCGCTCTATCGTATCAGTATATACTCCAGGGGCCGTCTCCTTACTGATTGCAAATCCAATCTCTCCATAAAATTTTGCCATTTTGAATCTCCTTACTAAGCAGCTGCTGAAGAACCAACTTTGTAAGCTAAAGTGATAGCTGAGTATGGTTTAATCAATGCTCCTGAGCAACGAGTTTCAATCAAGTATTTCTGTTGGTTGTAGTCGATATCGAAGTCATCAAACATGTTGACTTCTCCACCTTTATCTGCGCCAACGTTGTAGTCAGCTAAGTTAACTACGATACCTGCAACTTCTTTTTGTTCTTTATCTTTAAAGCCTTCCATTACTTCAACTGTAACAATTTCTTTAACACGTAAAGTAGTTGCTAATTCAGCTTCAGTCTTGTAAAGTTTGTGACCGATTTGGTCTTCCAACAATAAACATTCAGTTACTAAATCTTCAGTAGTGAATAATGTTGGATTACCTGAACCTTTGTAGTCTTTACGGCTACGGATTACAGAGTCAATGAATGCTTTAGCTTTATCAGCTCCAGTTGCACCAGTAGAAACATTAACATCTGCTTTGATATTGTATAAATCTTCATCTAAAGCGATTGGACGAATGTTATCAGTTTTGATGTGGTCATCATCTGAAGTTAGACGTCCGTCACCGATTAAGATTGCACGTGCAATTTCCTCATCCAACATCATACGCATTTCAGATTTTAACCATGCGATTACATCGAAATCTGTAATGTCGATTACATCATCGCGGTCCATCTTTTGTTTTTTATAGATAGTTGTTGGAGTTGTAGTACGTTTCAATAAGCTGAATACTTCTTCTTTCTTCATCTTTCCTTTGATGTAACCTTTAGCACGTGCCTCATCTGCAGTAATATCTGCAAACATTGATTTAATACGTGAGAATGGTGTGTGGTGAACTCCACTCATAACTTTTTGTACCCATCCCATTTCTCGTTGGACGAATTCTGGTTTGTCAGTGAAGTTCTTAGCATCTGGAAATAAATAGTCGATGTTTTGGATTCCATAGTCACTAGCATGTGCTAAGAAACTTTCACGCATACTTCCCTGACGTTTTGCGTCTTTAATGATTACTTCCATACCAGTGTGAATTAAAGTATCATTTTCTTCGTTCATTTCGTTGTCAAATACATTGTGTTTCATGTCTTCTTCCTCCTCGTTTGCAGAGCCTCCGCTCTTTTGTGAATCTTCTAATGCTTGGCCAATTAAGGCATAAACAACTGTTTTTTGTTCTTCGTTCAAAGTGTCAAACACTTCTTTAACAGTCTTGTCATCACTTTGTGTACTGTTTTTGTTTGGTGTACTCATTTTTTCTTTCTCCTTTTCCTCTTTTTTATCACCCTCTGGCTTAGAATCACTGTGGTATAGTTCAATATTGTCAGAGTCTTCATGAATGTTAATGATTGCAGCTTCATCTGAATCATCAGAGTGAGCTAGGATTGTATCAATGTACGCTCCTGGATTTGCACCAGCTAAAACCAAGCTAACTTCACGGATAGCACCATGTAAAACATCGCCTCCGTTTTGCTTTAATTGGTTTGCATAAATTGATAAGCATTTAACATCATGATTCTTGACAAGTTCCTTTGCTAATTTTCCAGATGGTGAATCATTGAATTTTCCGTATGCGTAAACTCCTGAATCTTCGTTCTTAAGCATTGCATGTCCTAAGACGTTATCTGGATCATCGTGCAAGTGATTCCATACTAGAGGAACTTCCATGCCATCACAGTCTGCGAAAGCATTCTTACGGATAGTTCTACCGTCTGAGCAACGAATGTTATTACGAGTAGCCCATCCACCAAAATCAAATTTTTCCATTTTGACGTTTCCTCCTTATAAAACAAAAAAAAACAGTTCCAATTCATTTGAATACTGCTAGTAGTTTTTCTATGCTAATTTGTCTATAGAATTAACTAACTTGTTGGTTCTTCTCCTGAAAATTCACTGTTTGTCTCGTCTGCTCGACCTCCGTTTAATCTCTCTTCTACTTCAGCATTTGACTGACTGATGTTACTGTTAACTAATTCATCTGCCTTTGGATCAGAAGATGGTTTCATTCCAATAATCTGACGAATTTCGTTAGACGTTAGAATTTCATTTCGAGTAAACTTATCAGCAATCTCAGCAATATCATTAACCGGCACTAGGTTAAATGGATCTCTGAAGTATTTGATTGACTGCTTTTGAGTTCTTGCAGTTTTCGTTAAAAATTTTCTTTTAAATTCATCCGTTATGGCAGCAACTATTGGTTCTATGCTTCTGTTATAGTAATTAAGCATTACTTTCTCATCAGCAGTTCCATCCATCACAGCTTGCGTAATTCCTAGTTGACTGTATAACATGTTTGTTAAGTACTCGATTTGATTCATTAAGTTATTATCTACTGAACGGTTAAGCTGTGTAATTTTCTCAGTTCCATCAGTATATGCAATTCCATACTTAGAACCAGCTAACTGCATTTCAATGTCTTTACGTCTCTTCTCAGCTTGTTCTCTTCGAGCATCTGATTTAATGACATACGGTAATTGGATAATCATGTCTAGCTTTCCTGCTCCACTCTGTTCATCAATTACATCTAATAGATTTAACTTACGAATTAATCGTTGTAGTGTTGAGTTTGGTTGATTAATAATCTCGTATAATGGATTCTCAACAATTGCCACCATACTTTTTGGTAGAGTCACGTCTTCATGTCTACCTGTCTTTTCGTTGTAAAGGTTCACACGCACATGCTCTGGATACCACTCTACAATTTTTCCTGTTCTCAACTTTTCAATATCTATTGACCCATTTGTTGTTGGATCTAATTTTGTATCAGTTGGAACAATAGCAACTACGCCTTCATCTAATAGAGACATGACAATGTCTTTCTTTAGTTGTCTGCCTGTTTGGTCAATGTTAGCTTCTAAAGTAAGACAATTATTAAGACCACTATTGATTTCAGATAAATATCTACCATTCTTATCGAGCTTTACATGGCGTATGTCAATCTGAGAACAGTCTATTGCAATCCGTGTAAATACAGATGACACAATAGATTTCTCGTTCCCATTTCGTAGTCTTGTTTTGAATGGTTGATATGAATACCCTCCATAGTCAGGACGATAAGTTGGGTCTCTATTAAAAAAAGCGTTCCAGGCATGTGCTAGCCTAGAACTAATCGAATTTTCCATTTTGACGGCTCCTTCTTTCGTGTTAGAATATATGTATTAAAGGAGATTCACATAATGCAAATTCCTAAAATAAATGTACCTGCGCAAATCAATAAAGTTAAATCAATTTCACAGGATGATTTAATAAAAGCTATAAATACTTGCTATGAGAAAACTATGCAAGGTCTACCTGGAGTAAAATCTAGTTATGACTTGGCAGATGAGTATCTATCCAAATATCATGACCCAAAGATAGCAGCAGAAAGACTTATTAATGCACAAGTTAAAAAGT